CCGGAAGGATTGGCATTCCCGGCGGTAGTGTACCGGATCACGGAGAAGCAACCGCAAGACACGAAAGATGGCGTGATTGGTTCGATCGACACGCTGAACATTGACATATACGACGATGGCGGTGAGCAGATTATCACCATTGCCGATGCGATCCGCGACGCGCTGGACCGATACCGGGGAACGGTGCAAAGCGTGAAGATTGACAAGGTAATTTTCGAGGGCGAGAGTGACGAAGCATTGATTCCGGAATTGGCACTCTTTCATCTCTCGCAACAATACAGAATTAGGATAAAGTATTAACCCAAACAAATAAACAACTATGGCAACCAGTGGAGTATTAAATGGCACTGATTTCAGAATTTGGGTATCCGGCGAAGCCATTGGGTACTCGACTTCGTGCAGCTTAAGTATGTCAGCCGAACTTCGGGAAACGATTCACAAGGATAATCCGGGTTCGGGGTGGCGCACCTTCTCAATCGGCCAAAAACAGGCGACTATTACCGTAGACGCTTTCTATAACACCGACGCCAACAGCGCCTATTCCAACCGCAAAGACCCGGACGACATCGCGACGCTGTTCATCAACGAAACGCAATTTGAGTGGCAATTTCGCGCCGCATCCGGTGACGATATGTATAGCGGCTCCGGCTACATTACGGAAATGTCCATCGAATCGCCGGTAGAGGACAACGCCACGTACAGCATGACCATCGAGGTGAATGGCGCAGTAGCAATCGGCAATTATTAATGGCAAAATAAAGAAAGGATGAAGTATAGCAAGGTGAAAATAGCAGACGCCGAATATCCGGTTTCTTTCGGGATGAACGCCCTGGCCGCGTTCACCCGGAACGCCGGGTTGAGCCTGAAACAGTTGGGCAACCTGGAAGAACATTTGGATTTGCAAAATACGTTGTTGCTCGTGCATTGCGGGTTGAATGACGGACATCGTAAGGCTCGCAAAGACGGCGAAGCGTCCGGGCAATTTATAATGACCATTGAGGACATAGGCGACATGCTCGACCAGGATGGAACGGCATTGCAGCGGGTTCTCGATGTATTCACGGACGCAATGCCAAGCGCAAAGGAGGGAAACGGGAAAACGCAGGGGGGCAAGGTCAAGAAATTGGCTGGAACGAATTAGAGAAGTTAGCCCTTGGCTCCCTGCGAATGCCGGAGGAAGAATTTTGGGATACTACTTGGCGGAGTCTATACAACCGCATAGAGGGGTATTTTGAGATAGAAAACAAGAAAGAGCAAGCTAATTGGGAGCGGGTGCGGTGGCAGTCGGCGCTCATCTTGCAAATGTTCGCGAAGAAAGGAAAGAAGGTGAAGTTGAAAGACGTTGCCGTTTTCCCGTGGGAACAGGAAAGCACACCAAAGCCGCCCCCCGGCAGGAAATTAACGCCCGAAGAGCAGCGGGAAAAATTTGCACAAATAGACGCTCAAATGCGCAAGAAATGGCAAAGAACAAGCTAAATATTATCCTTGGAATTGATGCGCGCGCCCTTGAACGCTCTTTGGGGCAAGTACAGCGCCGCCTTAATCGCTTTGCCTCTTCCCTGCAATCCACCGGGCGCACACTTACTGAATCACTTACCGTTCCGCTCGCAGGCGTTGGCGCGGCCTCTCTTGCCGCGTTTGGCGATATTGAGAAGCTGGAAAAAGGCATGTTAGCAATTACCGGCAGCGCTGACGCGGCAAAGAGAGAAATCGACCTATTAAGGAAAGCAGCCGAAGCGCCCGGCCTTTCTTTCGAGCAGGCGGTTAAAGGATCAATTCAGTTACAAGCCGTCAAGTTCTCCGCCGAAGAAGCCCGCGAAACGATCAGTGCACTAGGTCAGGCCGTGGCGCTGACCGGCGGAAGTGCGATTGAACTGGAAAGCGTAGTAAGGCAGATAACGCAAATCAACGCCAAGGGCAGGATCTTACAGGAAGATATTGGCATTATTCAAGAGAATGCTCCGGCGGTGGGTATTGCCTTACAAGAGGCATTCGGAACGACCAGCGTCGAAGCGATCCGCAACAGTGGCATATCCGCCCGCGAGTTTACTCTGCGCCTTACCGAAGCAATCCAGCAAAGCGAAACGTTCCAGGGTGTTACCGGTGGCCTTTCCAATTCATTCGAGAACTTCCGAAATAGCATAAAATTTGCCCTTGCGGAGTTGGGCCGATCAATTCAGGCGGCGCAGAACGAATCATTCAACTTAGAGGACGTAATGAACAAGTTAAGCGCCGCCATCGGGCAGGCGGTGAACTTTTTTAAATCCCTTACCCCGGAGGCGCGCCGGTTTGTGATCGTCACGGCGGCGATTGTGGCTGGCATTGGGCCGTTGTTGCTCATTATCGGCAAAGTGATCAGTATTGGCCCGGTCTTAATTGGAACGCTCAAATCTATTGTTTCCACCGTTCGCAGCGTAGGCGCGGTATTCACAATCGCCAACCTACAAATCTTCGCTATTGTCGCTATTATTGCCGGGGTTGTTGCTGGCCTCATCGCGTTATACAACCGATTTGAAAGCGTGCGGCGCGTTGTGAACGCCGTTATCAACGTTTTTTCGGAGTTAGGCCAGATCGCGCAAGAAAGTTTTTCGGCGCTTTTACAGGGCTTCGCAGACTTGAAAGAAGGTAATTTCCGCGCCGCTGCCGGTAATTTTAGCAAAGCGGTTGCCAATGTGCTACCTGGCCGAGCATTGGGGCAACGTCTGGGCGCGGCATTGGCCGAAGGCTATGCGGATGAAAGCAACAGGATAGAGGCAGGATTGGAGGCACTAAAAAAGCGGGTGTTTTCTACGGTCGAAGAATTTACCGGCGCGGCGGGCGCGATTGTGTTGAGCACGAGCGGAACAGGCACGGGAACAGGAACCGGCGCAGCGCAAAAAATAGGCATCGCAGACGAAACGGTTATTAATATACCGATAGAGTTCGACGAAGAGGCAAAGGTGCAAGTTGAGGAATTTGCTCTTGCTCTCGACCGGAATGTAGCGGCGGCAGCAAGGTATAGTGACGCGATCAACCTAGCAAAGCAAAACGCCCGGATTTTTGGAACGGACGGATTGGGATTGGTTCGGGCAGAGTTGGACGCAACCAAGAGCACGATCGACGCGCTATTAAGCGAAGGGTACAACCCTTTTAGTGATACTATTCAGCAACTGGGGTTAAGATACCAGGAACTAACCGCGCAAATCCAGGCTGCCGAAGCGGAGCAGGAAAAATTGCAGGATAGAATACAAACAGTTTCTAATTATATTTCTAATATAATAACGCCTGCTTTTTCTGACTTTTTCGCAGCTATTGAAATCGGCGGCCAAAACGCTTTTAAAAGTTTATTGGATGGATTAAAAAAAGCTGTTGTAAATATTTTAAAAGAATTAACAATAGTGTTTATAAAAGCAGTCGCCCTTGCCGCTGTTTTGTCGTTAATATTTCCCGGCTCCGCCTCTGGTGGGGCTAGTTTTTTTGCAAACTTCAAAAACATAATAAGTAAAAACATTCCTGGGTTTGCGGAGGGCGGAATCGTTCCGCCTGGATTTCCCGGCGACACCTTCCCGGCGCGCCTTTCGTCCGGTGAGGCGGTTATTCCCCTCGACAAGTTAGACAGATACACGGGTGGGCAAACGGTATTCATTCCGAACCTGACCATAAAAGGACAGGATTTTGTAATAGCATTTGAAAAGGCGAAAGCCTCTTACAATAGATACTCGTAATGGCAGAACGGTTAAGATGCTTATTTTACAACACGAACAACGTATCATATACGATTAAGATATATGACGAGGAATACGTTGGCAGTGTTATACCGTTCAAAACCGATCCTAACGGGTTTACAATTGACTACCAGGGCGAAGAGGTAGAAAGCAAAATCCCTATCCTGTTAAGCAAGTGTGAGGTCGGTATATACATCGAAAATCAAGACATTCAGGATTTCATCGACGACCTAAACACCGCGTATGAAGGACAGTTCCGGGTACTGATCGACACAGGCGGCGCGGAACGTTGGGTAGGCGTTGTACTCCCGGATCTGGTGCAATACGACGACGCGCCGTTTGAAGTCTTGCCGCTTTTCCGGTTGGTTGCCACGGATGGAATTAAGCGGCTTCAAACGATGCCGTATAAAGACACCTCCGCGCCTTATGCGGGCGAAGATTCAATAGTGGCGCACTTAGCCAAGTGCATTGCATTCATAGGGACGACGGACCTAATAACAACAAACAGCTGGGTATTCTTAACGGCTACAAACTGGTTCCCGTCTAGCATCGCAAGCGGCAACATGCTTGTCAATACCAAGGTAGAGCACCGCGCATTCTACCAGGTGGACGACCAGGGGAATTATAAGTATTCAAGTGTCTACCGGGTTATTGAGCAACTTTGCCTACGCTTCCATTGCCAATTCCGAATGGTGAACGGTACGTACCTGTTTACGCAACATAACTATCACGAGAGCGCAACGTTCGCCAGTTACTTCTATAACGCCGCCGGTTCTCTGGTGATCAGCGGATCTTTGAGCATGGAGAACACAGTAAGCACGAACTTTACGGAAAAATTCGCCGGCGGAATTTACTCTTTTATGCCTGCGCTAAATAAGGTGGAAATTAACTACGTGCATTTTGGGTTTTCCAATATTGCGCAAGGCTACATTTGGAACCAAGCAAGCCAGCCCACGATACCCGAAAGCCCTGCACAGTACTTCATGGCGGATGGGAGTAGCTTCTTGTTACAGTCTAACTTTCACTACTTTATTGTTATCGCCGGGGACCGGCCTGCCTTCCTGAAATTCGGTTTCACCTTCAAGGTTGGGAGCAACTACCTGCAAAGAGATTCCGGGTACAATATCGGCGGATGGATCACGAACAGCCCAGAGGAAATAACTGCTTCCGTTGCGGATTATGAGGTGATTATTCCGGTTGATATTACCGGCGCGGTTCCGCCGACGTACACAGGTAATTTTGCCGGGTATGGCGATGTTCCTATTAATTTTTCTACTATCCCTTTCCAGGCCGGCGGCGCGGTTGAGTTCACGATTGCATATATCGGCGCGTATGATGTGAACGGCAACCTTGTAACTACCGGCATTAATAATCTGGAATGGAGCTTTTCAAATGTCGATCTAACTTTCATGCCTGGGGCAAGCACATCGAATTGGAACAATACGCGGCGCTATACAGGATACAATACCACGACCGGCAACACGGAAAGCAAGGTCGTAAACTTGGTGATTGGTGAAGAATTTGGATCGGGGCGCTTGCGCATATCTACCGCCGGATTTGATCAAAATGGCACGGATTGGGGTGTGGGCGCTACGTCGCTCGGGCAGACAATCGAAAAGCTACTTGCCAAGGAAATAATGCGAACGCAAGGAAAACCGATCCGCAAGTTGACGGCAAGCATCGAAATGGAAATGACGAAAATCCATCAAACGATGGTTCACAACTCGAATCGGTGGGTTTTCTACAAGGGCAAGTACATAGGCAATTACGACCGGATGGATGGCGAATGGTACTTGCTGGACACGACCGGAACGATAACGGACGAAGAGCAAGGGGATTGGGTTTTAGAGGGCGACATAGACGGAGGCAACGACATCACGCCCAACCTGCCGCCTGGATCTACGCCGAACGTAGGCGGCTGCGATTGCGGCACGGTGGACGCGGTGGCATTGCTCGACGCCCTTTTTCCCCGAACAAACGCAGATATAGCCAGCGGCGCAACGGTAACGAGCATACCAGTAGAGGCGCGCACGGTAGCCGGAGAATGGAAGGCCGGGCAAACGATCACGCTTGTGAACCAATACACCGGACAACAGCAAGAGTTCACGGTTACGGCGGACACCGCAATAAGCGACACGGGCATATCCGTAACGAGTGATATAGCAAACTTTTTATTTCCTGCCGGTTCCTGGATCATTACGAGCCAAGAGGTACAGGGATCGACCGGCGGCAGTTCGGCAAGTTACCGCCAGAAATTCCCTGCACACGCGAGCGCAACATTGATGGTTACGGTTGCCGACTTGCCGACCAATTCAGCGGCGATAAAATTGTACTACGACAATGGACAAGTCATAAGCCCTGACGATTGGAGTCATTCGGGAAACGTGATTACGATGACTTATACACCCGATGGCGTACAGCCTATTTGGGTTGATTTCAACAGATAGAAAATGAAAAATATTACAGTTCTCATATCATCCTTTCTCGGACGCGGCCAGCGGTGGCGATTGGTCGCACTGGTCGCGCTTTTTTTCGTGGCCGGCTGCACGGTGGAATTATACCCGCCGGCGCAGGAGGTTAGCGACCTGCCCGACGGTGGAAAGGTGGACGTACTGCCCGACACGATCCCACGGGCTTTTGCTTTCGGACCTCGAATATATTGGAGCCAAATTATTGGATCGGATAGCGCCTATTCGATTGCGGTCACAGATTCGAACAACAAAGGCCGGTGGTTGGATTCTTTGCGATGGGTTCCTTCCGGGCCTTTCGTCACGGTGAACGGCGATACATTGTCTACGCGGGCATATGCGCGGGATAATAGCGGGGTGACGGGGGATAATCAAGTTCTCATCTATAACGGCAGCGGCTCCCTGTCCATCGAGGACGGGAACACGGTGGATATGAGCGACTTATTGGACAACACCGACGCGCAAACAATTGACACGCTGACGCTGCAAGGCGATACAATGTTGCAAGTGTCGTTGTCGGGCGACGGTGCGCCGGTGAAAGAACTGGATTTGTCGGCTTTGAGATCGGTAATAGACAGCACGCGCCTAACCCAAGATAGCATCTTGGTGTACTACCAGGACGGCGCGGAAGTTAGGCGGGATACGATTGCCGGGGTTGGCGGCGGCGGGGCCGATAATCTTGGCGATCACATTATGACCCAAAACCTAGTCACTAACGTCAACTGGATTTCTGGGGATGGTGGGAATGAGGGGATTGGTGTAGATGCCGCCGGGAAAGTTGGGATTGGCACGTTGACACCTAGTTACATCCTAGACCTTAACAGCACCGACGCAGTAAGGCTACCGATAGGAACAACAGCACAGCAGCCAACCGGCGCTACTGGTTTACTTAGATACAATTCAGATTCCACTGCTTTCACTGGGTACTATAATGCACAGTGGAATAAGTTGGTGGATTTACCTTATCTACAAGATAATTTCTGGAATACAGATGGGACTGATATTTGGAATAGCAATAGTGGGAATGTTGGAATTAATACTGCCACTCCATCGGCTGAATTAGAAGTTAATGGAGGGGTAAAAATTACAGGCTCTGCGACAGAGCAATTTAAAATAGAGGATGCTAGTGGGAGGCGGTGGAATTGGGGAGTGGGCAACGGTCTTGGTGGCCAGGCAAGAATGGAATATTACATTGGACAAAGTTTAAGAGCCAGAATGGCATTGACTAATGGATTTAACTTCGACTCCTATGGCTCAAGTGGCATAGTTTTTGACCATCCAAGTAGTTCATCTTCAGATCCAGTGGTTATTAATTTACGCAATCGCGTCGGCATTGGTTACAATCCTTCTGGTTATTCCGACCACTTAACGATTAAGGAAAACAACATTGGCAATGCAGATGCAGACTTTATAAGTTTGCTTTCTGAAACTGGGGATGAAGTGGCCGTGTGGGCAGATGGAGGAGAAATTGGTATCGGTGTTACAACGCCAACTGCATTAATCCATTTAAAAGCAGGAACAGCAACAGCAAATACCGCACCGCTTAAATTCACATCCGGCACAAACCTAACCACACCCGAAGCCGGGGCAATGGAGTGGGATGGGACGAATCTATACATAACCCAAACCACTGGTCCAACGCGCAAAACGATCGCATACGTAGACACGGACGACGGCAGCGCATCCGGTACAACCGACGGCAGCGGAGATATAACCGTATCGCACACGCTAGGCAGCGCAAGCATAACAGTAATCGCGACCACAACCGGAACAACTTTTTACCATGTCCAGGTTCACAGCAAGACTTCGACAACATTTAAGATAAGATTTTATAATTCCCCTGGATCTGCGGCGACATCTACCGCCGTTACCGCCGATTGGATTGCAAAATTACAATAGCATGAAACATAAGATTTTCCTATTCCTATTCCTATTCGGTGCGATGTTCGCGCGGGCGCAAAGCGTCACGGTGGAAAGCATTAGTATTTTCAGCCGGGACGTTGACACTGTTTTTTGCAATGCAGATACGATCACGCGGGCCTTTTTCGAGGTTACGAAAACGACCGTGACGAATGCGACATCTTTCCCGGACGTAAGCATCGACACGATCCTGATCCAAAACGGCGGGTGCCCGGCGGATTCGCTGGAAATCTTGCGCCGCCTGTTCCGGGATGCTACCGAAATTAAGAACCGGGCGGCCAACGCGGTTAGCAATGCGTTTCAATATGCCCGCCGGGATGATGCGACTTACAACAAAATCCGAATGCTGTATAATAGTTTTTCCGGGAGCGAGATGTGGTTGAGAGCCGAAGAAGCCTGGGCGAATACATGGGAAGGCGTGTACCGAATTAGAGACACACAGCAAGATATTATTGTGATTGCTACGTTGAAAAGGTTAGGCCCGCTAAATAGATACCGGCTAGAGATCAACCCCGGCCAAACGGGAGCAGGCACGCGCTATGCAGTGATCCCGGAAACCAACGCCAACTCCTTTAAAATTGTCAACTGGAACGGCGCAAACTACGAGCTTTTCAAGGACAACAAAAGCGACTTTCTTTTTCCAGTGTACCGGCAGGCGGAGTACATCAGCGGCGCGGATTTCCTGACAATAACAAAGATCAGATAATGAAAACGAGGGCATTTATATTACTTTTCTTCTTGTTCGCCGCCGGGTGTACGGTACAACTATACCCGCCGGTGAAGAAAGTCGAGCCGCTGCCCCCGGCGCAAGTGGAGCCGGTTAGCGTCACGCCGGGTGGCGGCGTGGTGGTGGTGAACGGTGACGCTATCCCGCAAGCGTATTCAGGGCGGAAACGGTTCTATTGGGAGCAGATAGAGCAGAGCGATTCAACGCAATCCTTTGCGGTCACGAACGGCAGCAAGGATGGGCGATGGGTGCGCGGTGATTCAATGCGGTGGCATACTTCGGGGCCTTTTGTTACGGTGATGACGGACACGGTGGCGACGCGGGCCTATGCAAGAGCGCAGGGCAGAATGACAACTTTCGACGTAAGAGGCGACGTGGGCACGGCGGAAACCGTGCAGGATAGTGATGAACTGTATTTGCGCGGGCAATTCGGTGTGAACACTT